CCCACTCCTTGAAATTATCACGCTTAAACATGTCTACAAGACCATCAACATAGTCCTCATAAGCAGCTTCAACGAGACTACCTTCAATCCCCGCACTAGGATTGGCCGAATATGCTAGAGATGCTTGCCACATTCTAGTTCTATGAAATTTGGGAGGACCATATTGGTTTAGTACTCCGGTAACTTCGGCAACGGTATCTGAGATGGGAGTTTTCCTAACCTTGCTCTTAGTATGCGTAACTCGATTACCATCTTGACCTAAAAACTCGACATTACTACCGACAGGTAAATAGTTAATAGGAGACTTTGCGTGAATATCCTGTGTAACTAAAACTTGCTTTTCATAACGAGTAATAGGAAAATCTCCATTGACAGTGGAGGGGAAAGCACCTTTCCATTTCTTATGTGCTTGATCCCAAACTTCCTGAATCTCCTGTTGGGTAACTGTTAAAGCTTTCCCTTTAGGCGAATCTGGAATACCACGTAAATGTACACCAGCTATACATTTTCGTGCAAAATTGGCGACCACAACACCCATACATAATCCAGTAAAAGTGTCATACGGGAGATTATAATCATAACCTGGTCCGCCAGATTTTGAATCCTTGGTATACGAAATCCGAATAGAATCAGATCTCATAGAACCATCTCCATTCTTGTAGAGGAAATGGCCGGATCCAGAGGCTGAGATTTTGTCGGGGAACAAATGGCGGATATCAGCAAAAACGCCACCAGAGGCTATATTAACCAAACACACATCTTTTCCTGGAATAGGAATCATGTAATTTGTACTAACAATAGCTCTGAAAGTAGAATTCAATTCTAATGGATTTCTACGTGTAATAAGTGCTCGCATGTCGGTACGATTCTTAAATACATGTAAAGGCATCATGAATGTATTGCCCCCAAGGGCCAAAATATCACATTTCTGTTGGAAGCCATTCTCTACGAATACTCCATGACACAAATTTGATTCCACTTTATGCAACAACTGATCAAAAGTCATAGTGGCAGACTTATCAGTAACATGCAATTCGGCCACCACAGCCGCAGCCCAAGGATTAACCTCCGCATCTCTCTTCTCAATTTCCTCTACATTTTCAGGAACAAGAGCAGATTGCTGCAAAGCAAGAGCTGTACGAAAGAGACCAGTAAATCTATAAATTATGCCCGCAACAGCGCACATACCAATAAAAATTTTAGTTTTACTTT